TGCGAGATATACGCACTAGAATGAGCCAGATGCCTGTTAGTGGCAAAGCCAGGGTTTGGACTATAGATGAGGCTCACAAGCTTTCCTCTGATGCTATGAATGCTATATTAAAGCTCTTAGAGGATACCCCAAAACATGTATATTTTTTCTTGTGCACAACAGACCCACATAAGCTTTTAAAAACTATAAGAACCAGATGTACAGAAATAGCGGTTAAAAATTTAAATGATAAAGCTATGAAAGAGCTTTTAAAAACCACCTGTAAAAAAGAGAATAAAAAAATAAGCAGTGATGTTATTGATAGAATAATAGATAACAGTGAGGGTTCAGCCAGAAAAGCTATGGTCATTTTAAACCAAGTATTTGAATTGAAATCCGAAAAAGATATGATTGAATCCATAGCCTCTGTCACCCAACAAACACAAGCCATAGAAATAGCCAGGGCATTACACAATCCTAAAACTAACTGGACAGCTATGTCTAGAATATTAAGAGAGGCAGAAATAGATGACCCAGAGGGTATCCGATGGATGGTGATGGGATATGCAAAAAGTATTATGTTAAAAGGTGGAAAATTAACTGGCAGAAGTTATTTAGTTTTAGATGCTTTTAGGGATAACTTTTATGATAGTAAAATTGCAGGCCTTGTGGCTGCTTGTTATGAAGTTATTAATGGTGAATAAAAATATATCTTAAAAGTTTTCTATTATTGATAATAATACAGAAAGAAAGAATAATATTTAATAGGAGTGATTATGAAATTAACAATAGATGTAAAAAAACCAAACAGTATGATAAGTATTAAAACAGGTGATATTTTTTCTGTTATGGTTAATAAAACAATGAAGTATTATTTATGTGTTAGTGAAAAGAAAATACAGGAATATTTTGATGACGATGACGATGATAGTATTATGTATGTTTTAAATATAAAAACTTTTGAATTTGACACTATAAAAAGAAACTCAAAAGCAACTATTACAACATATAAATCAGAATTACTATTAAATAAGGAATAATAATGAACAATAAAAATCTAAAATTATTTGATATAGACTTAACAAGACTTGAAGAGGAATGGTTGGAGCAACCCAAACAATACTTTATTCATGCAGACCTTTTAGCTGATGCCCGTATGAAAGTACAAGAGGCTGAAGCAGCTTTGGAGATATCAAAAACGGAAAGAAAAGAAGTTGAAGCAAAATTAAAACTCAAAATACAAGCCAATCCAAAAAAGTTTAAATTTGATGGGAAACCTACTGTTGATGCTATATCTGCAACAGTTCTTTTGTGCAAACCTTATAAGATAGCAAGGCAAAATTTCTTTGAAGCTCAAGCAGAAGTTAATAATGCCTGGAATGAAGTTAATCATTTACAAAGCATTGTTACGGCTCTTGACCAAAAAAAATCTACTTTAGAAAATTTAGTTAAATTACATGGACAAAATTATTTCTCTGTGCCCAAAATACCTTATAACGAAAAAGGCAGGAAATTTGTTGATGATGCTAAAAAAAGAAAATCAAGAAAAAGACGAAAAATAGAAAATGATGATAATTAAAGGATTATTACTATTTATGTTATGGTGTTTCTTTTTACCAATAATTATTTATTTGTGTATTAAGTTTGGCACTGTAGCATACTACAAAGGCAAAGATTTGGTTAGTAAATCAAATAAAAATAAAGATTAATTAATTACTCAGGAGAAAGTTTTATGTCAAAACGTAAAAAAAGGAAAAACAAAACAGCAAGTGGTGCTTTAAATGCAAAACGGAGAGCCGGTGAACATCGGAGTGGTAGTGCTAACACTGCTTTAAAAATACCAGCAGGTGTTGAATTCTTTAATCCTAAAAAGGGTAAAGCTTATGTGGACATTTTGAATTACCCTGTTGGCAGTGGCAACCCGTGGGCTGAGAAAGATGATATGCACTATGAACGCACTTATTTCGTCCATAGAAATATAGGTGTAGAAAATCAAACTTTCATATGTCCCAGAGCCACGGCAAACAAACGTTGTCCAATTTGTGAGTACAGAGCTAAATTGGAAAAAGAGGGTGCTGCAAAAGAAGTGTTAACCAAATTACGCCCGAAAGAGCGTCAATTATTTAATGTTGTTGACCTCAAGAGTGATGAAAGAAAACCTATGCTTTGGGATATAAGTCATTTTTGTTTTGGCAAGCAGCTTGATGGTGAAATAAACGATGCCGATGAAGATGATAGATATCAATATTTTGGTGACCTCCAAGATGGATTTAGTTTACGTTTGGGCATTGATGAAGAATCTGGTGAAGGCTTTACTTTTATTAAAGTTAATCGCATATCTTTCAAAGCAAGAAAAACGGATTATGAAGATGATATTCTTGATGAGTTGATTAATCTTGATGATGCTTTGATTATACCGTCATATGACGAATTGAAAAAAATCTTTTTCCAAACTGAAGATTTAGATAATGACGATGACGAAGATGACGATGACGATGATGTAGAGGAAAAGAAAACATCTAAGAAAAAGAAAGCCACCAAGAAAAAGAAAGCCGAACCAGAACCTGAAGATGATGACGATGATGATGATTCTGAACCAGAAGATGATGATGATTCTGAACCAGAAGATGATGATGATTCTGAACCAGAAGATGATGATGATTCAGATGATGATGATATCGACTTTGACGATGATGAAGATGACGATGAACCAGAGGAAAAATCAAAAGCAAAGGCAAAGGCAAAAAAGAAAACATCTAAGAAAAAGAAAGCTGAACCAGTAGAAGATGATGATGATGAAGACGATGATTTAGAAGACGATGATGACGATGATATCAACTTTGATGACGATGATGATGATGATATCAACTTTGACGATGACGATGATGATGACGATGAAATAGAGGAAAAGCCAAAAGCAAAAAAGAAAACCTCTAAGAAAAAGAAAAAGAAGTAACATTGTATAACCCTTTCTTAATTAGTGAGGCAGTATTTTTTTTAATAACCCTATGCTGCCTCATTTTTTTTAAAATTTAAAAATTATGAAATCAAAAGATATAAAAAAACTAATGAAAAAGAAAACAACTAAAAAAACTACAATCAAAACTTATCTAAGCACTGGAAGCACTATGTTAAATCTTGCCTGTTCGGGCAGACCTCTTGGTGGATTTTTAAAGGGATGTTACTATTTTCTGGTTGGTGACAGTGCGAGTGGAAAAACCTTTTTAAGTTTAACCTGTTTGGCTGAAGCAGCTAAAAATAGAAGTTTTGATGATTATAGATTTATATACGACAACAGTGAGGGTGGAGCATTAATGGACATCAGGAGATTCTTTGGAAAAGAAGTGGCTGAACGCATGGAAGCACCTAATGTTTCAAAAAAGTATAGCAACCACCCTCACTCCACTACAATTGAAGAATTTTATTTTAATATACACAATGCTGTCAAAGCTAAAAAACCTTTTATATATATTTTAGATTCAATGGATAGTTTATCTAGTGAAGATGAAATAAGTAAATTTGATGAGAATAAAAAAGCATATGAAAAAGGAACAAAGGCAACAGGCAGTTATGGTGACGGTAAAGCTAAAAAGAATAGTGCTGGAATAAGACGTTTGTTAACACCTCTAAGAGAATCAGGCAGCATACTATTGGTCATAAACCAAACAAGGGATAACTTGGGATTTGGTTTTGAAAAGAAAACTAGAAGCGGTGGAAATGCTTTAAGGTTTTATGCAGGTATAGAAATATGGAGTTCAATAGCAGGTCAAATATTTAAAACCATAAAAGGTAAAAAACGGCAATTAGGTATCAATTGTATTTGTCAAATAAAAAAGAACCGTGTTAATGGAAAACTAAGAAAAGTTATTATGCCTATATATCATGAGTTTGGTATAGATGATGTTGGTAGTTGTGTGGATTATCTAATAGATGAAGAGCATTGGGTGATGGTTAAATCAAAAATCAGAGCAAAAGAATTTAAAATTATAGCCACCAGAGATAAAATAATTAAGTATATAGAAAAACACGATAAAGAAAAAGAATTACAACTAATAGTGGGTGATGTTTGGGATGAAATTGAAGATGCTTGTTCAATAAAAAGGAAAAAACGTTATGATTAAATTTATATGTCACATAATAATTTCAATCTCTATTTTTATTTTTTTCCTTATCTGTTTTGAAAAATGGAATACAGATGAATGGTTAAATAAAGTAATGGTACTTATTTTCCTCATTCTTATTATATGTAGTGAAGATATTTATTTGTTTATAACGAAAGATAAAAACAATGAGTAAAGAATCTACCGAAATATATGGGACAGAAAAAATTATCTCTCATATAGATTCATATGGGAAAGGATTGTCAAAATGGGAGATTGGTTTTATATCTAACCTGATTGACAATCCACCAAAAAACTATTCTGAAAAAGTTATTGATATAATTAATAGGATATATAATGAAAAATGCTAAAACAATATCGGAAATGAGTGAATACGAAAGATTTACTTTATTTCTTCAAGGAATAGGAAAAGAACTATATGAAAGTTGCGTAGTTATGGAACGATTAGGTTGTCAAGATGGCGCAAAAGCACTTGCAACTTATTGCAAAGAATCATTATCAACAACTTTTAAAAATGAATATGGTTTTTTAGGTTTGTGGTTACAAGCTTTTTCTTTAAATAAAAAAAAAGCGAAAAAAGAACTAATAAAAAAATATTATGGTGGAAAATGCAATAAGTTGCAAGTGCTTTTGCGCCATCTTGCCAACCTAATTGTTCCATAACTACGCAACTTAGGTTGGCAAGATGGCGCAAAAGCACTTGCA